CAGGAGTTGAAGTATTAAAGGGTGTTGGTGATAAACAGGACCCTTTTATTCTAAACATGCCTTCCCTGCTTGATGTAGGCGTCATGGGCACGTGCAAACATAAATGTGAATTCTGTTATCAAGGTCATCATGATCGTCCGAATATGACGCTCACAGACTTCATGAGCATCGTTGACGAAGCATCATATCATGTCAATCAGATTGCATTGGGTGGTCATGGAGACCCAAATCACCATCCAAACTTTAAAGAAATTGTTGAATATTGTAGAAGTAAAAATGTTGTACCAAACTATACAACAAGTGGTATTGGTCTAACAGATGAACAAATTGAAATTTCAAAGATGTGTGGTGCTGTAGCTGTTAGTGATTACGAAAAACCATATACATATGAAGCAATTCAAAAGTTTATCAATGCAGATATAAAGACAAATATCCATCAAATCTTATCAGCACAAACTTATACAAAATGTCTTGGAATTGTTGAAGGAGAAGAACCAGATCACTGGGACTTCGATGTTTCAAGATTAAATGCTGTTATTTTTCTTTTATTCAAACCTCAAGGAGCTGGTACTAAACTAAGACATCTGATTCCAAACAAAAGTATTATGGAACATTTTTCCAAATTTGTTTTTAAACCAAGAAGTAGATTTAAAATTGGAATGGATAGTTGTTTAATAAATCATATGTTGAGATATGGTGAACCATCTGTAATTCAAAGAATGTCCATTGATACATGTGAAGCAAGTAGAATGTCTGCATATATAACACCAGATATGAAATTCATGCCTTGTAGTTTTGCGAATCATGATACTGGCATTCAAATAAAAGAGAAAGGAGACCTACACAAAATATGGAAGGGGGGTGCCACATTCAAAACATTCAGAAAGTTGTTGGAGAAAAATAAGAAGCTGTGTCCGTTAAATCTTTAAACGAAAGGAGAATCAAAAACAAGAATGAAAGTAAAAGTTGATTTTGTAACAAATTCAAGCTCATCATCATTTGTAGTAATGGGAACATATCTTTCTGAATCTGATATAACAGACGATTTTATTCAGAGAGTAAAAAACCACCCAACAAGTTCAGAATTAATGCAAACATTAACTGACGAAGAATTAAAAGCAAATATTGTTAATGACTTAGATGATTATCTTGATATGTTGTTAGTGAAAACCGGAATAGAAACTTCTACTGGTCCAGATTATGATTGCGACGAAGTTATGATTGGTGCTAAATATACCAATATGCAAGAAGATGAAACGTTGGGGCAATTCAAGGAAAGAATAAAAAGCACAGCAAAAGAAAAACTTGGAATTGATTTAGGTGAACTTCGACACATTGAAGCATGTTGGGAAAATAGATAATCAGTAAAAAGTATCAAAGAAAAGGACCTGGAGAGTATAAATCCCCAGGTCCTTTTTTTGTCCTTAAATATGTTGATTAAACAATAAAGAAGTTCAATTCAATTTGTTCAACAACTCTTGTTGGCTCTAATGTAACATTGACATGAAACTTCTTGGTCTTTCTTTCATAATCTGTTGCACCAACATCAACAGTATAATTATATAGACCACGTTTCTTTCTAATTACTTCTAGAAATTCAACAAGCTGTGTTGCAACCAATGACCATGTAATTTCATCATTTTGTTCAAAAATGAAGAATCTACAAAAGTCTTCAAATGCTCTCTTAATATAAAGAATCAATCTAACAATATTTAAATCTTGCAGAGCACTTGCTTTTGCTTGTGATGTCAATTGCCCCCAAACAACATATCCTGGATTAAACTTAACAATTGGGTTCAATTGCTTTAGATACATTTGATCTCTTTCTCCAAGACGAGGATTGTATCTAAGTTCTTTAATTGTATCAATTGCAGCTCTGTTAAAACCAGCTGCGGCAAACCAAAGTTCAGCAACAGCATCATTTCTTGGTAGAATATAAGACATGTGATAAATTGGAGAGAACCATACATCTTGACCAGTAAATGAATCAAATACTTTATTATATGATTCATATAGAGCAACAAAGTAATTGTTGAATGTATTTGTATTATTTCTAGCTGATAATGCAAGACTAACTGTTGGGTTATCACCATTATCAAGAATACCAACACAATCACGTCTGGTTTGACATAATGTACTAATAGCAGTTTTTACATCTGATGGATACCCACAATCAAATACCATTGAAAAATAAGTATTTTCATTGTCAAGAACTGTATCATCAATAATACCACTATAAGCTTGATTCAACAATGTGACTGCTTCGTTTGTATCTAAACTACCATCTGCTTGAAGTAGATCACCATCAGTTCCTTTCTTAATAGGAGAAGGAATAGCTGATGTAAAAGCCTGAGCAACAGACCCATAAGACTTTTTAACTCTATATTCAAGTTCTGATAGAGGATCAAAAGAAGCTGTATCACCATTCCATGACTGACTTGTTAACATTCTATCTGAATAAACTGCAATTGTTTCATTATCACTTCCTGATGCTGCTCCAAGCCATCCCCAAACTTCAACACCCTTTGCATCTTTTACAATAATAGCATAATCTGCTGGACCTGCTGCTGATTCCCAATCACTAAAATCTTGTTTAATATCTGTGATTTCTGCTGAACCAGCTGTTGCAACTGCGCTTGTATCTCCAATGTCTTTATCATATTCTCTGATATTAATATCATAACCAGCTGAATATGTTCCTAAAGATTCACTAATATACATTTCAGCTCTCATGATTGTTGAATATAGATTCAAAACATCAACAACCCATAATGATTCTCCTGCCGAATCCCTAGCAAGAGGATTAAAAGAAATCTGGAAAGACTCAATGATAACATCTTGTCCATCACTTTGTCTCTCATAAATATCAAGAATATACTGATCCCAAAGTGTTGGATTTGCAACCTCTGTTAATCTTACTCCTAATTTATTATACCATTGACCACGACCAATTGGTCTAAGGAAACAAATTGGGTATGTTGTCCCTGATTGTTGAAGATTTGTACCAAATTCTGATACAGCATTCATACCTTCAACATATGTAATTTGCATTCCTGCTGTTGTATCTGTTGCACCAAATGTTGCATCAATTCTTACATTAGAGAATGTTGCATTATCTGATAATACTCTCATGAAATAAAGAGCTCCAGATTCTCCTAAATAATTGTATGCACAATATGGTCCTTGTCCGTAATTTTTTCCATAAGTTGAAATGTTTGGTTCCCCAAATTCTGCAATAAAATCTGCTCTTGAACCAATAAATCTTAAAACGTTGTCTTCCCCTTTCTCTGTTAGTGCAGCAATGAAACCAATTGTTGATGGAACAGCTTGCACAAATTGAGAAAGGTCAATGATCTTAGTATAAACTCCTGGTGAAACATTAGCCATTAACGTATCCTCCCATAAATTTTTTTCTATAATATTAGTTTGTTATCAAATAAATAAAAATTCTATATCAATAAAACAATCTCCTTTAGTAACTTTTCTGATGTTATAATTTCTCTATATTTCTTTAGATACGCTTTTTATAACCAGGCTTTTTACAATATAAATAATCTTTCTTAAACGTATAAATACCAATTAAATATTAATCTTCTATCTGATGTTTTGACAATTGATGGAAATGTAACTCTTGAAAATATATTAAAAAATCCAGAATACCCACCAACATCTGATTCAGCTGTAAATAAACCAGCTTCACTTAATTGATTACCATTAGCATATTCAGCGCCTACTGTTATTGTAATTTTAATTATTAAATATCCATCATCATTTTCTGGGTCCATTTCAAATGCAACTGAATCTAGTGGAATCTTATAAAATCCTTCCTCTGGGTATATAGGAGGAGTTGCAACATGATAATCAGCGGCAGAAGAGTCTGTAGCAGTAATCATAATATTACTTGCTAATCCTGTATCAGTAATAACTGGTGGAGTAGGGTTAAATGGATCGCCTGGTATAACACCTCCATCTCCTAATCCAAACCAGCAAATAAATTCATCTTGTGTTGGGTTAACAAGACTATTACGTTTATTCATTATCCTTTGAGCCAACCATTCTCTTCCAAGATAAAGAACCAGATTGTGTTTTCCAAGTAACTTTTTGCTTCCATCATCACGTTCTTCAAAGACTTCTACGTAGCCTTTTGGCGAAACGCGATCAATTTTTCTTTTATTTAATGAATCTTCTAAACAAGACCCATAATTTTCAACTGCGTTTATTTCTATTGTCTCTACTTTTTTGCCCATATTATTAGTCCTTTTTAAAGTGATGATGTTTTACTACTGTTTTATTATTTGTTCTAAAAAAAATTCGTTTTAGATGTGAAATTCTATATATATTAATGTATGAAACAAAGGAAATTATTTATCTAAATTATTTTTTAAATCAGAAAGGAGTTAATTGTGGAAGATTATAACTTTACAACGGTTACAAAAGTCCCTGATTCGGTTGTTCGGCAAATTGTTGTTGATTTTGTAAAAACTCTTGTTTCAAAAATTTCGGAAAATAATATTACAAATTATCAGTTAATTGACATTATTCTTGAAGTACAAACACAGTTTTGTGGTAAATGTAACGAGGAGCCAATGTACCAAATCGGAGATTATAAATTAACACAGAGG